TCAAAGTTAGTAGGTTTTCCATCCAAAGCAAAAAGTTCTTTGAAATGAACAATATAGTAACGACCTTGTTTATGGAGAATATGACATGATTGATACAGTGTCATATCTTTGCGTGATGCAATACCGATACGAGTAAGAGTTTCTCGTATTTTCAAAAAGTCATCGTCTTGTTTTAGTTTTATTTCTACAATAGAATTTAGATCAACTGCCATTCATCCCACCCTCAAATCTCTTGTCTCTCAATTGTTTTAATTTTTCTTCTGTGAAGAGAGATAGTACTTGCTTCGCCTTTTCATAACTATAGCCATAATGACTCATGATTATGTCAAGGTTCTCATCCTGCTCCTTTTTGAACCATTTACTAAATCTTTTTCGTTTGCGTATACTATTTAGGAAAAACTCAAACTGGAGCTTGTTGTCGCATTGGTGGCGGATGTTCATTTCATTAGCAAAAAGAATAGTATCTGTAAAATAAGATAAACCTCTGTTTATCATATACGGAGGATACAACTTTTCTGCTAGTTCTGGATTATCAGATTCTTCTATAATGTCTTCTTTCGTATAGTTTATAGCATTAAGATAATCGAATGGCTTCATTTTGAAAACTCACAGTCAGTCATTATCTCTGTAAAGCATGCTACCATATTAATTTCATGGTCAGCTACAAACGCTGCTTTATGTTGATAGTCTGCAAGTAGCAAAACTAATTGAGGTACAGATCTTGCTTCAAGATATGTTGATGCAGTATCGTATAACTTTCTGAACAGTGCAGTAGTATCAATGTCATTGTTCTGAGCTACCCATTTTCTCATCTCTGTGAAGCTTTTAGCTTTAAGATGCTCAACAAGCTCTTTAATACTACCATCGCCGTTCTCTGCAAGCAGACCGCTATCAATACTTCCTGTAGCACTATAACGTTGCAGCTCATTTAGTACTCTTCTCCAATCAGGAAAATGCTTTGTAATAAGCTCTGCTACTACCTTCTTATCAAAGTCTACATCCTCATGAACGAGAATACCATTGACACGATTTAAGAATTGAGAAGCAAGTTTCATCTTCTCATCTTTCGGAATATTAAAGTCCACAACACTGCATCGAGAGTGTAACGGATCGATGATACGATTCTTAAAGTTACAAGTAACAATAAAGCCGCAGTTATTGCTAAACTCTTCCATAAAGTTGCGAAGAGCAGGCTGAGTAGAGTTAGGATTAAGGTAGTCGGCTTCGTCTAGTATAACATACTTGCGACCACCGGTAAAGGAAACTGTAGACGCAAACTGCATAATCTCATTACGCAGAGTATCAATATTACCATTCATACTACCGTTAATAACTATATAGTCCGCATTTACTTCTTCAAGCATAGCGCGAGCTACAGTAGTTTTTCCAACCCCGGGGCTCCCGGTTAGTAGTAGGTTTGGAATATTCTTCTTATTTACAAACTCTTGAAAGACTACTTTAAGATTAGTTGGTAAAATACACTCACTGATTCGCTTAGGTCGATATTTTTCGACCCATAAAAATTCTGACATAATATAAATCTCACATTATCCATCATATGTAGAGGATGCTTCATTCACAATTGTATAGGTTAGAGTACCTTCAACAGCTTTAAATTGAGTAATCTTCTTACTGCTGATTGATACGTTATATCCACCCATCATCATTTTAATATTTTCAACTTTGAAGATCATTTTAAAAGTTTTATTAGTCTTACCAACTTCATAACGGAACGAGTTACTTGTACTATTTTTATTATTGATAGCTTCAATAGTAATATTAGTACCGTCGCCTACAATAGCAATCTCTGGTAACTGCAATACATTCGCAGCTTGCATAACACCTTTAACTACTTTATCAGTAACAGCAAACGTTTCTACCACATCTGGAAGTACAAACGACTTCTCTGGAGGCATGGTTCTAATAGTAGCTTTATCAGCATAGAAGTAATTACTACTCGCACCCTGACCGCCGCTGATACGAACAAAGGTAGTATCAAAGTCTAAATCAGGCTCTTCAAAAAGACTTACTACGCCTAAAAACTGATTAAGATCATAGATGCCAAAGTCACGAGGAAACATCTCCTGTACCTCAACCTCAGCCATTACAGATTTCATTTCAGATATAGTACGCAACACATTCCCTTGCGTTACGTACAGAGACTGATTAATCGACGAAAAGTTCTTTAAAATAGAAAACGTCTTAGGAGTTAACTTCATAATATAAATCTCACTTATTTTTTCTTCTTAGCACCTTTGAAGTCGCTACCGACGGTAGCGCTAGCACCGACCTGTGCAAGATCAGCAAGACTTCCACTAAACATATAAGAGCCCATATGAGTCATTTTCATCCACGGGCACATCCATACTTTAATACCAGCTTTACGAGCCCATTGGCAGAACATGTAATCTTCGGACAAATAACGCTTCGTTTCAGGATCAATAACGCAATCAAAGTATGCCATAATTTCTCGAGAGCCATCGAAATGAGCTGTACGAATATGATCTGGCTTGTACATAAATTCAGGATAAGCTTCTGCATATCTTTCAAATGCACTACGTTGAATCATCATAAAACCAGTACCACCCTCAAGTACTTCAGTAGGTGTATCAATTCGAATATCACCACTACCTTGAACGGGATTAAATACGTAATCACCAACATATTTTTCTAGCACACCAGGGTCTTCGTCAGCAAAGCCTTTATCTACAGCGCGCTTAATCTTTTCCCATGCAATAGCTTTTTTAGGATACGGACCACAAACAATGTCCTTATCTGTACCAGGTTCAGCAATAGCAGCTAATGCCAGTACATCTGTAGGATCAAAGCCAATATCACTATCAATAAACATTAAATGAGTAAAATCAGAGCGCATAAACTCATCAACAAGATAGTTACGAGCACGAGTAATTAACGACTCATTAAACAAGTAAAAGAATCCTATCTGTACGCCATAGTTACGTGCTAATGCAGAAAGATCAGTACAAGACTTAGTATAGATACCAGCACACTGACCACCATACATTGGTGTACAAATCATTATCTTTCTTTTCTTCAACTCTTCCGAGTTAATCTGAATCTCAACTTGAGCCATTATTTGTCTCCATCATCTAGTTTACAATTGCTAAAGTCTGCTGTATACCACTTCGCTTGAGCTTCAGGAGACTTATCTTTCTGCCATTTTTTAGTTTCAGGACTATATGCGCCAACTCGTGAACTAATCTCTTTGATTACCTCATCCATGACTTTATCACCATGATAACCATACTTGGCTATTTCACCATAAGCAAAGACGATGATATCGGCCATAGCATCGATGCGACCATCGTCGTCCTTAGCTTCGAGAAACTCTCCAAGCTCTTCTACAATCATAGCAAGAAAGCCATTGCGATCTGGCTCCTGGAAAGTGATCAGACGTTCGTCTGACCACTCCTTAATACGCTCAAAGTTTGTGCTCATCAAGCAACCTCATTATATTCAGCAAGCACTTTTTCTGCATGCTGTCGTGCAGTATCGTAAGGTACTGGTCCAGTTTCATCAGCATATGCAACAGGGTCTGGGCGACCAAGTTTAATAAACGCTTCAATACGTTCTACTGAAGATGAGCTCTTATAATCAGAATACCAAACACCGTTTACCTGAAGAGGTTTATATGATGTATTAGTACGACTATACACTTCATCAAACTCAAGACCGAGCTCTACACAAAGAGCTGTACCATCTGTAAGAATATCAAACTTATCCCCATACAAGTAAGGAGTAAAGTAAGTTACTTTTTCTGCATCCCAGTTACCAATACGGAATGCTTGATCATCTGCATCACGGAACTCTTGACGACAATCAGGATAGATTGCATGATCACCTGCGTGAATACCAAGAGCTATAGCAGTTTCTTCATCTGTCTTTTTAACAACAGATAGAGCTACTGCTTGAACAATAGATGCAAAGATCTTATTGCGATTAGGTACTACAGTTTGCTTCATATTGTCTTCTGCGTAATGACCTTCTGGTACATCGTCACCACCAGATACCAAAGCAGAAGAAAGCAGTTCAGTAATACCATCAAGCTTAATTACTTGATAGGTAATATTATGGCCTTTACTTGCCAAATAATCAACTAATTGTTTAGCTCGCTCAAGCTCACATACATGCTTTTGACCGTAGTTCATAGAGATAGCAGTTACATTTTCTGCACCTACTTCTTTAATACAGCGTAGTAAGAGAGTTGAGGAGTCCATACCTCCGGAAAGAGAAACAACAATATTTTTCATTTTAACACCTTTATATAGAAAGCAGTGTGATCTTTAGAGTGGTTAGCTTTCATAAACCACTATTGTCTTGCAGTCTTGGTACAGAAGTTCATCACATCTACTATACCACCGCCATACTTGTAAAGTGTATTATTATCAGTTGCACGAGTAGGATTAATATCTACCCCGCCACGTCTGGTATATAAACACGATACAAATAATTCTTCAGGATCTAATAAGTCGTACAAGCGCTTGTAAATACATTCACAAATTTCTTCATGGAAATGATTCTCTTTACGCATTGATACGATATACTTAAGTAATGATTCTGGTGTAACAGAGTTTTCACCTTTAATGTGAATATACACATCACCCCAGTCAGGCTGATTAGTTACTCGGCAGTTAGAACGTAATGAGTAAGATCTCCAACGTTCGTATCTACCAATAGAAGGAACTACTTCTAGAATATCAGCACTTTCATTATAGTTGTCGAACGACATGTTCTGTATGTTACAATAATGCTCTAGCGAGGTAAAGTCACCAATAATAGGTTTAACAGTATCAATATCGCCCCACTGAATAAAAACTTCAACAACACCGCCAACTGCTTTAGACAAATCGTTAGATATTTTATCTTCTATAATATAAACATCATCAGTGGTTTCAATTAGACGAGCCATATTATAAGAGTTAAGATATAATTTTACAGATTTACTCTCAACAATATTAGGAGTGTCAGACGGATAGGTAAACTTTATCCAGCCAGATACAGGAAAGCCATTCGTAAGAAGAGTGGAAAATTCATAACCGTTCCAGGCGTCTACACCAACAAACGGAAGATCGTTATCATCAATACCATATGCAGTACGATTAAGGTGACGAGGTACACCAACAAGCAGAGATGCATCTACATTGTCTGGTGTTATATACGGCTTCACTACGGAGCCATCGCCAGCTTTACCTAAATGCTTACTCGCAATATTTTCAATTTCGCTCATTTAATACCTCGGTCTCTTTCTAGTTTATCGATAGCAAAGTCTAAGAATTGTCTTGCTTTATATAGTTCAAATAGTACATCGTCTTTCTTACCAAGACGCCACAAATACTTGAACGCTTGAAAGCGATTATAATCAGTAAACGGGTCGTTCTGATGCTCATCACACAACTGCTCAATAGCAGCAATACATTCTATAGAGCCTTCTTTCTGACTATAATGATCAGGTCTTGCATCACCAGTTTCTTCAATTTCGTCTGTCATACTTTATCTCGCAAAAAGTCGCACCAAAGATCAATAGATAGATCTCTTAAATTGTTAATTAAGCTCATTTTAGTTTCGTTTTCTTTAATAGTATAATCAGTTGATGAAACAATCTCACCACTATCTACTTCTGGTACTACTTGATGTATAACAACTCCAGTCGATGGTAAGCCAAGCTCTAATGCTTTAGCTTGAGGATGTATTCCTTTTAGTTCAGGATACTTAACAATATCACCCGGATGCACGTTATACATTTGTTTACATATAGCGCGCTCTGGAATTAATCTAAGATAGCCGTGCAAGGTTACTAAAACATCATTAGGTATGATACTTAGTATTTTTACGATATTATCATGATCGCTAAGAAATGTATTGTCTTTTATATCGTCATGCCAAT